TAATGAACATGATGATCGGTGATATTGTCGAGGCTGTGTTCAAGGGTATACTCAAAGAAGCAGGAGTTAAATATGAGGACACGGACAAAGTTACTCTTGATCTTGGTGACGACAGCGTTTCTGGTTCTTATGATCTTGTCATTGATGGTGCAGTTGATGATATTAAATCAGCTTCAGACTGGTCATACAGAAACAAGTTTGAATCCTATGACACCCTTGCAAGTGGTGATGGGTTTGGATACGTAGCACAGCTTGCTGGTTACGCCAAAGCATCTGGCAAAAAAGTAGGTGGCTGGTGGGTAGTCAACAAAGCCAATGGTAAGTTTAAGTATGTGCCAGCTAAAGGTATTGACGTTGAAGAAGAAGTAGGGAGAATTAGAAAGACGGTTGAAACAGTAAAGGAGAATAAATTTGAAAGATGTTTTGAACCAGTGCCTGAAACTTTTCGTGGCAAGCCCACAGGTAATAAAGTCCTTAATGATGGATGCAGATTTTGTAACTACCGTTTTGATTGTTGGGATAGTCTTACTGAGCGTCCATCTGTAAAGTCACAGGCAAAGAACCCCCCAATAGTAAGCTATATTGGAGAAGTTATTGCCTAACGCAAAGCAATTTAGGGCAGCACGGAAATATGGATATCGTAGTGGTCTTGAACTCAAAGTATCTGATTATTTAAAAGAACTCAAAGTAGACTTCTTATATGAGCAGATTAAGATTGAGTGGGAAGACCTAGCGTACAGAACCTACACACCAGACTTCGTGCTGTTCAACGGAATCATTATCGAAACAAAAGGTATGTTTACTGCAGCAGATAGGCGTAAGCATCTGGCTATAAAAAAGCAGCATCCTAAATTGGATATTCGCTTTGTATTTGAGAGTAGCAGACGCAAGTTACGTAAAGGTGCTAAGTCTACCTACGGTGAATGGTGTATAAAATATGGCTTTAGATACTATGACAGGATTATCCCTGAAGATTGGTTGAAGGAGAAGGGTAAGAACAAGCATCCAAAGTTTATTAAGTTTGGCGGCACAAAAGTGAAAAGGAGATAAGTATGAGTATGATGGAGAAACTAGCTAGCGAAATAAACGAGGAAGATTTCCTTATCCGTGTCAGGCCATTCGCCAATGACGATGGTAGGTGGTCAGGTGAAGTTGATATATCTATTATGGCTATGCCAGACAACCCTATGGATGACGAAGATTATTATCAAGTAATGCACTTTGCTAAGATGATGTGTGCTTCCGTACCTGTCATGGAAGAGATGGAAGAATTACGCAATATTGTTCACGAATATGTCACGAAAGTTATGGACAACGAGATGGATATTGATGTAGAATTAGAGAAAGAAGCAGGTGTAGAAAAGACCTATGATGGTAACGTAGTACACTTATCCTTTAACACAAAGACAGGGGGTTCTGCATGAGTAGACACGAAAAATTTATGAAGATAATGAGGGAACAAGAGGAGTTACGTATGACACAAGCAAGTAAACAATCAGATGTAAAACAAATGTGGCCTTCAGCAGATTCTGTTGATATGGTCAACAGTCCACCACACTACAATCAGACAGGCATTGAGTGCATACACGCTATCTCTGCTGCCACTGACAAAGGGTTTAAGTATTACTTGCAGGGTAACATTATGAAATACCTCTGGCGTTTCGACTACAAAGATAAGCCTATAGAGGATTTGCAAAAGGCCAAGTGGTACTTGGACAAGTTAATTGAAGAGGTAATGGCAAGTGATAAGAGTTAAAATGTTTATTACAATTGACATTGACGATGAGGAATATCCTGTACCAGCTGACGGAATGGTTGGAGAGGAATTAGAGGATGGCATCCAAGAGTATTTCTATGATATAGAAGGTGCTACTATTAGAAACATAAAAACAATTACGGAGTAACCAACATGATAAGCAATCAATTACCAACAGACTACCAAAACTTTATAGCACTTTCACGTTATGCACGATGGAAAGAGGATGAACAGCGAAGAGAAACATGGAGTGAAACTGTACAAAGATATTTTGACTACATGTCTAATCATTTACAGTCCTCTACTGGTTATAAGCTACCAGACACACTAAGAGGTGAACTTGAAGAAGCTGTACTCAATCAGTCTATCATGCCTTCTATGAGGGCATTAATGACTGCTGGGCCAGCATTGGATCGTTGTCACGTAGGTGGATACAACTGTTCCTACGTGCCTGTAGATAGCCCTCGTGCCTTCGATGAAACAATGTATATTCTTATGTGTGGCACTGGCGTTGGCTTTAGCGTTGAGCGTCATTGCATTGAGAAGCTACCTATGGTTAGCGAAGAGTTCCACGATACAGATACAGTAATCAAGGTAGGTGATTCACGTCCGGGTTGGGCTAAGTCACTTAAAGAATTGATTGCTATGCTGTACACTGGACAAGTACCTAAGTTCGATGTCAGCGAAGTACGTCCTGCTGGCGCACGGCTAAAGACTTTTGGCGGTCGTGCATCAGGCCCACAGCCCCTTGTAGAACTATTTGAGTTTTGTATTCAAAAGTTCAAGGGTGCTGCTGGACGTAGGCTATACCCAATTGAATGTCACGACATCATGTGTAAGATTGGTGAGGTTGTAGTTGTAGGTGGTGTACGCCGTAGCGCATTGATTTCATTGTCTAATCTCAATGATGACCAGATGGCACATGCTAAGTCAGGTCAGTGGTGGGAGAACGAAGGGCAACGTGCGTTGGCTAATAACTCTGTGGCGTACAAGACTAAGCCTGAGATGGGTACATTCATGCGTGAGTGGTTGTCTTTGTATGACAGCAAGTCAGGTGAGCGTGGCATCTTTAATCGTCAGTCAGCTAAGAAGCAGGCAGCTAAGAATGGTAGACGTGATGTTGAGCATGACTTCGGTTGCAACCCTTGCAGTGAAATCATTTTACGTCCATATCAGTTCTGCAATTTATCAGAGGTAGTTGTACGTGAGAATGATACAGTAGAAACTCTCAAAGAAAAGGTACGCCTTGCCACTATTCTTGGTACATTCCAAGCAACTCTGACTAACTTCCGTTATCTGCGCAAGATTTGGCAGAAGAACACAGAGGAAGAACGGTTGCTGGGTGTGTCACTTACAGGCATCATGGACAATGAACTGACAGCCACTGCAGGTGGTAAGTTGGAAACAGTGCTTGAGTTGTTACGTGCTGTAGCTGTTGAATCTAACAAGGCTATGGCTAAACAGCTTAAGATACCACAGTCAACTGCTGTCACTTGTGTCAAGCCTAGTGGTACAGTATCACAGCTTACTGATGCAGCAAGTGGTATTCACGCTCGTCACAACCCATATTACATTCGTACTGTTCGTGGCGATAACAAAGACCCACTAACACAGTTCCTTATTTCACAGGGAATCCCTGCTGAACCTGATGTAATGAAACCCGACTCAACAACAGTGTTCAGCTTCCCTATGAAGTCACCTAAGAACGCAGTAACTCGTACCGAAATGACAGCTATTGAGCAGCTTAAACTATGGCTCACATACCAGCGGCATTGGTGCGAACATAAGCCTAGCGTAACAATTTCTGTGAAGGAAAATGAATGGATGAGCGTAGGCTCTTGGGTGTATGAACATTTTGATGAGGTATCTGGTATCAGCTTCCTGCCATTCAGTGAGCATACATACCAACAAGCACCTTATCAGGACATTGATGAAGATAATTACAAAGAGTTCTTGACAAAGATGCCAAAGAATGTAGACTGGTCATTGTTGCAAGAGTTTGAGAAAGAGGATACAACTTCAGGTGGGCGTGAGTTAGCTTGTACTGCAGGGGTATGTGAAATAGTTGACATCGAAGCAGCTTAGTGGTAAGTTAGTGTGGAAGCGTGGGGATGGTTGGGTACAGTACAATCCCCCACGTAGCCATCCTAGTTATGAAGAATGGCAGAAACTTAAACAGAAAGAAAAGGAGAATGAAAATGAATGACGAAAAACAAATGATTACTATTGACGGTAAAGAGTACGACTATGACGAACTAGAAAACAATGAACAGTATCTAGTGAATCAGATTCGTGACTTAAATACGAAGGTTGCTCAAGCACAGTTTGGTATTGACCAGTTACGAGCAGCACAAGATGCTTTCACCAAGATGCTAGTGGCTTCGGTGAACGAACCTAAAGCTGAAGAAAGTGAAGACAGTGCGGCGTAACGGACTAAGCAAATATGATGCACCCTTACGTATTCAATTTGAGTGGGGTCAGGAAGCCTTCAAAAAAGGTAGACTGACCTGCCCAATTGATTCAAATACAATGCAAGCAAGGGAGTGGCATAGAGGTTGGAACACTGCCTATCATGAGAATCTACAGAAGGTACTACAAAATGAACAGGCTAGAGGAAGAAGCTAAACAGTGGATGAAGGAGAAACAAATGAGTGGCATTACAGCATCACTATACCAACAGAAGGCATGTAAGACAGCCATCTTCCCAAAAGAAACAGCCCTAGCGTACTTGACGTTAGGACTGGCAGGTGAGGCAGGTGAGATTGCTAACAAAGCTAAGAAGCTAATACGTGATGGGGATAACCCTGCTAAACGTGCAGAGATTACGAAAGAGTTAGGTGATGTGTGTTGGTACATTGCTGTACTTGCACATGAACTAGGCGTTAATCTAGGCAAGGTTATGGAAGACAACATTGAAAAACTTGCTGATAGACAGTCTAGGGGTATGCTAGGCGGCAGTGGAGATAACAGGTAGTAATAGTTTTGTCATGATATGGGTTACTAATCTGTTATGAAAGAGGGGGCTTAATTGCCCCCTTTTTTAGTTTATCTTCCACTTTCTCGTGGTCCTCTTTCTTTTAAATAGTTACCGTAGAAAATTAACTCTTCATAGTTGTATCCTGCCGCACCTTTTTCTGGAACACCATGTAGTCTATGGTATTCATTATATGCACCTTCTTGAGCAAACTTAGGTAGATTCTTAAATTCTACAGCTTCCATAGGATTGAAACCATACCTAGATTTAAGTTCTGTATCACCTTTAGCTGTCTTTGCTCTGGCTTTAACTATATCAACAATGTCATTTTTATAATCTTGAATTGCATTTCTAATCATTTCTTTTTTAAATTCTCTTGATTTCCCTGTATATTCTGGATCATTTTTAAGAGTAGGTACAACATAGTCTTCTATATATTCACCCATAAATTGGTCTAACAAAAAGTCTGCTTCAGGCACACCAGTTTTGCTGCTTACAATTTTTTTAGAAATTTTTAAATTGTCTAATTCTTTTTCAAACCAATTTTTTCTTTCTTGTTTTAAAATACCCATAGTTTGTCTTGATAAAGGAGTAGTCCTACGAACAACACCCTCTCTAGTTGCTGGCTCATATAAATCTCTCGCTTTAATTTTTCCGGGAAATGTCTTTGCTAACATATCTTCTATTGCTATGTTTCCGGGTACACGTGATAAAATTCTACTTATACCATAAGTCATCATGTCTGAAGAATCACTTTCTCTTACAATTCTTTCATCATCTGGCGCATAGAAAGTATTGTATAAATCTTGACCTAAAGTAAGAGGTATGGAATATGTATTTATAATATTAGTAGCCATATTAATACCAATTTTCTGTAATGCTTCTGGGCTGTCTTTTGCACTTGCCATATCAGCGGCTGCTTTATCTAGTGCATACAACCCAAAACCAGCACGGAATTGTGTTCCAGAAAGTGCTTGTAAACCCTCTGTCCAAAAACTTGTGTCACCTACAATTGGATCACCTTTTTTTACTCTGTTAATAATATCCGCAGCCCATAAAAAGGGTGCTGCAGGAAAGAAAGGACGCATATCAAATGTAGTGCCATCAGGCATACGACCTTCGTACCATTTTTCTCCAGCATATTCGCTATCTCTAAGAGCCATAGCACCATATAAACCTGCTGTTCCTATTAGTGCTTTTGACATTTCTTCATAGTTATTTGAATCTTTTACAAGAGATTTAAACGTGCCTTCTACTAAATATACAGGAGAATATTCGTAGGTAAATCGTAAAGCGTTTGCTATAAATCTAGGGAAAGGAATAAATGAAGATGTAACAAAGGGTACGCTATTTGCTAATCCAATTAGTCCTTTACCAGCAGGACCAGTTGGGCTTCTTTGGTACGTAAAATACAAGGCTTCATCTATAGCCGTGTTTAGTGCTTTTTTACCAGCTTCTGTTCCAAAAACGGTCTTAAAGTTACCTTCTTTAATAATTTTTGATAAATTAAAATCCTCTATATTTACTGCTTCACCCGCCCGTACTTTTTTAGAATACATTTCATTTAATTGTCTTTTAAGATTTCCAACAAAAGCAGCACGTTTAAATAAGTTATCTGAAGCCGTGTTTAAGGCATTTAGTTCTCTACCTATTGCACGTAACTTGCTTGTTTTAGCTGAACCCGGCACACCAGATTCTATAACGTCTTGCAATTCTCTAAACATAGAAGTAGCCTTTGCAGAAAAGCCTTCCTTAAACATGGCCTCTACTGCTTGTGCTTCTTTTTGATTCATAACACCAAACAAAACAGAAAGAGTGTCACCTCCTATCCCATCTTGTGCATTTATTGTTTTAAATCCATACTTTCCACCAGTAGCTTCGTAAACAAAACGACTGGTTCCTCTATCCAATGCTTTAGTTGCCGTATCAATACCTACACGAGCGTATCCAGAAAACATATTACGCATTGTTGTAGCAACTTGTGATGTCATAGCTGAACGCCTTAGTTCGTCTGCTTTTCTTAGGCTGTCCATCAATTGACCAGCACGAGTGGTTTCTGCTCTTTTTAATTGTTCTTTAGTAGCCACACCAAGAGAATCCAATCCTGAACGTAAGTCACCCTTTTCAACATCTTTGGTTGCTTTTTCTAAAAGTTCTTTTGTTTGACCTGCTAACTCAAAAATATCATTACCAGCAGCTGCATTTAATCGTCTAAATACTTTTCTGGCTTCGCCTGCTGATTGCAGTTTACGAGCAGCATCAGAAATATCTGCCATAAACAGATTAGCAAAATCATCACCAGTTATATTGTACTTTTCAAACAGCTTGATAGCAAAATCGTCATCTTTAATTTTATCACTTCTCATCACACGTGCAACGGCTTCGGTAACACGTTCACCTTCTTCTAAACCTTTACCGGATTTAGCCATTAGTTCTGTTACTGCTGCAAATATTCTTTTTGTGTGTCCTTCATCAAGAGATAATACAAAGTCTGGTGCTTGTGCTAATACGTCTTCTTCTTTTGCACCAAGAGTTTTAGCCAAACCTGTTACATCATCTGTTACACCTAGACCAACTTGCTCACCCAAGTCTTCTCTAACAACTTTACCAGCAGCAACTTGTTTTGGGTCTAATGGCCTAAGTGTTGAACTTAACTCTTTTGCTATCTTTTTATTTAGTTTA